GAGATTGATACGGGGCTGGTCGATGGTGATTTCCACGTTTTTCAGTGAGCTGCCGAAAAGCGGCTGGTAGAGCTTCAACGCTCCGAGGGCGTAGAGTTTCAGCTGCGGATTGTCCGATGCGGAAACAGGAACGCCTTTCCCATGCTTATAGTCGGTGATGACGAGAGTGTCGCCGCCGAACATGATGCAGTCGCACCGGCCAAAGGCTTCGGGGACCACATCGGATATGTCCACCTTAACCTCGAAAGCGATGTACGGCTCGTTGTCGAACCCCATCGCTCTTTCAGCAAGGTGCTCAGAATAGGTTTCCGCAGTCTGCAACATCTCGTCGTCCCACTGCGGGTCGGCCTTGTACTTTTTCACGACCTTGTTGTACTCGGTCTTCTTGATTTTCTTGAAGTGCAGCTTGGCGCTGACCTCACAGATGCTGTGCGCAATCGTTCCCTCTCTCGCATACTCGCTGGGCTTTTCAGGTAACTGCGCCTCAAGCCGTGGGGCCAGAGGGCAGTTCAGCCAGCGGTGCGCACTGGACGGCGAGAGGAGCGCATGGGCGCTCAAATCTTCGCCCCCATGTCACGCAGGGCGGTAGCGAACGCGCCCAGCTGTTCAGGTTTCAGATCCATGACAGCCTGAACGCCAAAGGAGTGAAGCAGGTTCATCAGGTCGTTCACCTTGCCTGCGTCCATCAGCTGAGCGCCAGCAGCCATAATCTGGTCTACCGTGTACTTGGGCGGCTGTGCGAGAGGTACGCCAGCCACGGGCGTATTAGGCTGTGCAGTGGTAGCAGGAGCAGGCATAGGGGCCACAGGAGCGGGAGCCGGCATGGGCTGTTGCGCAGGTGCGGCGGTGGGGGCCTGCTGGGGCACAACGGGCTGGGGCTGCTGCACGGGTGCGGCAGGAGCCTGCTGTGCAGTCGGGAAAGGTCTTGCGCCCAGAGCAGCGGCGAGATTGTTCAGCGCATTTGCCAGTTCAGGCGCCTCGATGGTGAGTTTCATTTCGAGCATGGTTTTGTCCTCCTTAGAAATTTATTGATTAGTATTCACAACGGAATACGTTCTCACGGTTGTCACCGGCCACAAAGAACAGGTAATCGGAAAGGGCTTCGCAGCCGCTCTCATACCAATCTTCAAGAGCCTCGGTCGCCACGTCGTAGTCGTTCTCGGTAATCTCACGGGACTGCTCCCAATAACCAGAGAACTGATTCGGCGCAGAGACAACTTCTAAAACGGAATCTCCAAACCGTCCATCGCTGACACGGTTCAGAATCACTTCACAGACAAGGCATTTATCGTGTTCCTTGTCGTCATAGCACTCTCCCGCAAGGGTAAGCGCCATAGCTTCAAGTTCTTCGTCCGTCCACACATTTGGGACGGGCGTTTCTTTTACCTCTGGATACTCCGGCTGGCTGGTCGCCATCTCAGGTTTCGGCAAAACCGTTTGGCTGCCAGCGTCTGTTCCGCAGGCTGTAAGCAATAGCGGCGCCATAGCAAGGATTATCACGGTTTTTGCAATCTTCATCATCTCAATAGTCTGCTGGATTTGAGCAAAACACTCACAGTCAAGAAAGGAGACTTCGAGATGGATAAGAAAATCATCGACATCATGGAGGGCGCGTTGCGCAGGTTCATTGAAGAACTGATTCAATCCGAGAACGGTCCCAGTGAGGACGACATTGAATACATCAAATCTGAGCGCGAGTACATAAAGCGGCTGAAAGCAATCTAAGTCGAAACGCCCGAAAGGGCGTCGCCGGGAACTGCCCCACCCGGCCTGATGATGACAGGGCAAGTACATAAATCAAGGAGGACAAAATCATGGCAGAGTTGAAACAGGGCCGTTGGGTCAAGGTTCACGAACCCGGACAGGCGAATTTCGTCGAGCACGAGAACGTCATGGACATCGTGATCGGGACGGGCCGCCTCCAAGCTGAGGCGACCTACACCGTCCGCAGCTACAAGAAAGCCGCCTATTGGCTGGGCGAATATCTCAAGGCTGCGGAGGCGCTGCAAATCGTCGCTGACGAGATGCTGGCGAAAATTCAGGACGCTGCGGCGAGCACCAACCGCGAGGAGGACGAGATGGTCGCCGATGGCGCCGGCTGGAACTGCACCATCGAGCGGATGGGCGACGGCAGCTTCAAGGTCCAGTTGAGCTGGGCGGTCAGCGAGCCGGTTACGAAAAAGACCAAAGAAAAACCCGCGCCGAAGAAGCGCGGGCGAAAGAAAAAGGAGGCTGAATAATGCACCTGACATTGGAAGTTAAGCGATACCACGAGTTCTTTTGGCTGAGGGACATTCAGGCCGTGAACATCTACAAATGCTGCGCCGAGTGTTTCATCGGCAATCGGGACAGCAGGGTCTATCACGGGACCCTGCACCAGCCCCACGCGCTCATCGACATCGACGTGAAAGAGAATCCCAAAGCGGTCGCGTATTACCTCTGCGGGTTGAGCGCGGGGTTCAATTACCACCAGAACACACACGTGGCGTTCATTCCCGCTCCGGGCGAGACGGTGTTCGTGGACAACGCCAATATCCGGCTGACGATTACGGACGCCAAGCGGGTTGATTTCCAGAACTACGCCCCAACCCCGCCGGGATACTTCCCCCGCCGGCAGAGGACCTGCCGCAACTGGATCTTTGCGAACTACATCAACGACGGAATGCTGAGGAGGTTAAAAGAAAATGGACATGAGTGAACTCATTGAGCGTACGAAACAGAATATCTGGCAGGCTATCAGCGATTACGGCAAGCACACCGACCAGACGAGCGTTATGGACGATTGCACGGCGAACTTTGTGAACCAGCTTGCGTCCGACAGCTGCTACGCAAAGCAGGAGCTGCGGGAGCTGTTCAGCAAGTCTCCCGTGTGGGACGCCAACCTCGACGCTCTGGTTATTAACGGAACCAGAACGCATGACCCCGACCCCGACCGGATCTACGCGCTGGGGACCGACATCTTGAGCGAGGCGATTTACCGTGCAGACAATATCCGGCCCATTTACGACGCCATCCGGTTTTTCTACGACCCCAATTTTGAGCAGGAGGGTATCGCAGCCATCAAACAGCTTGCCCCGAAAGCCTACGCCCCGAATAAGAAAAAGAGCCGCGTTTTCAAGGCGCTTTGTCAGGCGCTGGGCGTTGCGGATGAAACGGCGGGCAGCGATTTCCAGAGGCTGTACGCGCAGTTTGCGGACGAGCTGACCTCGAAGAAAATCGGGTTCAAGCTGTATGTCTCCATCAACCCGGCGCATTTCATCACGATGAGCAATCCGAAAGGCGATCATCGCGGTACGACCCTGACGAGCTGCCATTCGTTCAACTCGACCGCGTACGGGTACAACAACGGCTGCACGGGCTATGCGCGGGATAAGGTTTCGTTCATCGCGTTCACCGTGGCAGACCCCGCCGACAAGGAAACCCTGAACAACCGTAAGACCACACGGCAGGTTTTCGCATACAAGCCGGGGAACGGGCTGCTTTTGCAGAGCCGGATGTATAACACTTCCGGGGGCGTTTATGGAGCCAGCGAGGATTCCAAGCTGTACCGCGACCTCATTCAGCGCGAGATTTCGATGCTGGAAAATGTTCCGAACCTGTGGAAGACCTATCCGACGGTTGGAGAAAAGAGTTTCTGCGTTGAGCGCGGAGACGGGTTCGGCGGCTATCCCGATTGGGAATACGAGAACTTCGACGGCAAGGTGAGCATCCGCGCCGACCACGAGGAGGATTTCAGAAGCCTCGTGGTCGGGAGCTACGGCCTGTGCGTTTCCTGCGGCTGCGAGACGAGCCGCGGAGTTTATTGCGAGGACTGCGAGGACGGCCGCAGCGGAAATTACTGCGATTGCTGTGAGGAATACGTCGATGAGGAATTGTATTCCGTCAGAGACAGCTGCGGTAATTGGATCGAAGTCTGCGAGAACTGCCGCGACGAGTATTACACCTACTGCGATTGCTGCGGCGATTATTGGCCGAACGACTGCGTTACGGAAATTGACGACCACTATTACTGTGACAGTTGCCGCGCTGAGTATTGCAGCGATTGCTACGAATGTGACGATTATCACTGCACGGACGATATGACGGAAGTTGTGAACGCCCGTGGCGATGAGGTTCTTGTTTGCGAGGACTGCCGTGACAGGTATTACGAGCAGTGCCACGAATGCGATGAGTACCACATCCGAGAGGATATGACGTTCGTTACCTTGCGTGACGGTGACCACGCTTATGTCTGCGAGAATTGTACGGATTCCTACGAGGTCTGCCCGCACTGCGGCACAATGATTGAGAGATGTGACGACGGAACCTGCCCTGAGTGCGGCGCCGTCATCGACGAGAAAGAGGAGGATGAAGCGGTATGAAAAAGTTAGAAGATTTCCTGATGCCCACCCAGAAAGAATTGTTTTCCAAACTGTGCGACCGGTTCAAAGGCCGCACGACGGTTTGCAAGAACAGCTACATCCTTGTTCGCGGCGAGGCTCCGATTATGCTGGTGGCCCACCTCGACACGGTTCACAAGGCCCCTGTGAAGCACATCTGCAAGACGCAGAACGGCGGCATCCTGATGTCCCCGCAGGGAATCGGCGGCGATGACCGCTGCGGCGTTTACGCCCTCGTGACGGTCTACGAGCAGTCTGCGGTCAAGCCGTGGCTGCTGTTCACCTGCGACGAGGAAGTCGGGGGCGTAGGAGCAAGCGTGTTCTGCACCCGTTTCCAGAAAGGAAAACTCCCGAAGAAAGAACTGGAAAGCCTGAAAATGCTGGTCGAGATTGACCGCAAGGGCAGGAACGACGCCGTTTACTAC